CAACAAAATTAAGGTTGTGGAGATGACGGCTGATGGTAAGTTCCATAGGATTAATTGGATGTCTGAGAATGGTAGAAATCATTTGATGTCAGAATTGATGAAGCATTACGATGGTATTATGTTAGGACAACAAGATCCTGAACCAGTAAGTAAGTATGGTTGTGTTTATAAAAACGAATCTATGTTTGGGAGGGTATAATGGAATATAAAGATATTATATTATCACTAAATATTATTGAGTCAGAACTTAATGATGCTGTTCATCAACTACCTGAGGGTGGTACATCAGACTCACTAACATCTATAGACTTTGCTATAAGTGAGATAACTACTTTAATAAAAACGTTGGAGAATGGTTAATGACCAATCAACAAATATTAGATACGGTAATCAAAACATTTGATGGTGAAATCATGGTTCCTAATCAATGGAGAGTTGATGGTTCCAATGGTAAACGTTACACAGTAAATTGGGATAAGTATCACAGACAATACAGTTGTACTTGTTTGGGTTATACTTATAGACGAAGGTGTAGACATATAACAGAATTAAGTAATTCATTTGCATTAAAAAAAGGAGTAAAAAATGGCTAAAAAAACATTTGAACAAAATGGTGGATATTATATTGATGGTGTCCCATGTATGGATTGTAGGGTAACTGGTGAAACAGTTCGTAACGTCAGTACGGATGCTGTATCTGTAATGGGTAGTAGAGCTATCAATGGTCAACTTAACAAGTTGTTTCCTGATACAAGTAAACCAGCTTACAAACCAACTGGTAGACCTGCAGGTTGGCATTTCATGGCTGAGTTCGTGGATAAAGATGGAAACGTATTTCACAAGGGTGTAGAACAACCTGATTTGAAAGGTACGCTACCACCCACGAAAGTTAAACCTGTTAAGAAGAAAAAAACTAAACGTAGAACTAAAGAGCAGATACTTATTGCAAGAGAAGCTGAAAAGAAAGCTGCACTTAAGAAAGCTGTACAAAAACAAAAAGATTTTTTAAACCACAAATTCGGAGATTAATATGTCAAAGAAAAAGAAAACCTATTGGGATGGGTATAAACAGTACACCCTAAAAGATGGAACTAAATTTTATGCTCGTGATGACCACGACGCTAAGTTATATCGTGAGAAGGTAGGTGATGAGTAAAAGTTTAACCAAACGTAAAGATGGTTCCTACGTCTTAAAACACAAAACTACGAAAGCAAAAAAAGGTGTGTGTAAAGAATGTGGTCAAAATCCAAAAAATCGTGAATTGGGTTTGAGGTATAGACATAACTCAGAAGATAATTTGTCGGTACAAGAATATATAGAGAACCATTTACGAGAGTATAAAAAACATAAATCAGTAACACCTGTTTGGTGTGGTACGTGTAATGCTCTCATAGAATATTTCGTGGAAGTTGATATTGATAAAACACTAGGCTTTTATAAAAAAGCTGATTAATGTTATCAAGAGAGTTTTTAACAGAACGAGGTTATTGTTGTGGACATGGATGTTTGATGTGTCCATACGAACCTAAACACACAAAGGACAATACTATATTGAAAGTTATAAATTGTTTTAAAGAAGATAATCCGTTAATACAAAAAAAGTTAAGGAGAGTATCAGTTGAAGAAGGATATGAGATTGCAACAAAAATATTTCAAGTACTTAACAAAAGAGGGGACGGCATTGGGTTGGCAGCGAATCAAGTGGGAATTGATGCTTCGGTTGCCGTGGTTAACGTCAAAGAGCCAATCGTTCTTGTTAATCCTGAAATCGTTAGTAAAGAAGAAGAAATAAGATATTATGAAGGTTGTTTGAGTTATCCAAAAAAAGGTTGTCACACTAAAAGATATAAGACTATAGAAGTTAAAGTGGATAATATGGAAAGTAATATGACCTTTGGTGGTGGAGATACAGATTTAGATTTATTAGAATCGGTTTGTGTTCAACATGAGATTGACCATCTTAATGGTATGAGAATATTAGATAGAGCTATGGAACTTACCATCAGAAGAGATAAACCAAAGATTGGTCGTAATGAACCATGTCCTTGTGGTAGTGGAAAAAAATATAAAAAATGTTGTATCAATTAGAACTATTTAACAAAAGTGACGAACAGATGATTCTAGAAACTGAACAGTATTTTGATTATCTAGAAAAACCAAACGATGCATTTTCTGGTATGCCAGTTTGTCCTTTTCTGAAACCTGAAAGAATGAGTGACAGATTATTTGTAAAAGTTTGGCGACCAACTAAGGTTTCTTTAGATAGTTTGTTCGAAGAGTTTTTTGAGTCAAAATATCACTCAGCATTATTTATATGTACTGATAGTAAAAACCTAAGATGGAAAGATGTGACTAGAAAAAAGTATCAGAATACTTTACAAGATTTTTTACAATACACAGATTACAAAGCTCTTTGTTTTTCACCGTATGAAGAATGGAGTGCTGGTGGTGAGGAGACTAGAAAAAAATCACCATACTTTTTAATTAATGTTGCCACAAGAAAAGAATTAAATAAGGCACATAAGAGTTTAATTAAAACAAAATATTTTGACAAATTTAACGATAAGGAGATTGAGAAATTAAAAGTTTATCCAAAGAAAAAGAAGTAGACAACTTAAAAGTATTTGCAAGATTAATATTCTTTTTGATTGCAGTACCTATACTTACATTTATGTTTGGTGTAACTTTAGCTGTTCTTGGTATTATCGTTATGGCATCATTTTTAGAAGATATTATTTTAAACAGGAGGTAAAATGGATAGCAGTGAAGCATATCAAGAGTTGTTAGAAGAGATTCTAAATAATTTAGAAGAAGCAGTTGAGGAAGAAAATTGGGATGGAATTGACGATGTAGTAAGTCAGATTAGAGAAGCAATTGATAATCCTTTTGACAACTACAATACTGAAGATTGGTAAAAATATGGGGCTGTATTTGGAAATCGACAGGTGTTATTTGACAATGGAGTGCAGCAGAGATTGAGTATGTCTCGTTACAAAAGACTCACAATTCTATATGGCGAACAATCGCTAGAAGGGTTGGACATCGATTGGCATTTAGCTGAGTATGATTACTCAGTTGAATTACCGATTGGTGATTCTCAACCATCTTACGCATACGCTGCATAAGATACTGAGTTGTCTAACACTCGGTCATAAAAAAAGTTAGACACCATCTCTTTAGTTAGGATAGAAGTTAGAGATTAAAGAAACTACCAGTTGACAACTCTGAGCAAAGTTGTAAGTGGTTTGTCAGTTACTTCTTATTGAAACTGAACTAAGCTGTGAATGACTCGTTGAAGAAAACAGACTGGACGTGGGTTCGAATCCCACCAGCTCCACGAAATTTTTTTTGTAATTTAACAAGTAAAGGATATATTTATTAGTATGTATAAAGAGAAACTAGCGTTATACATTGCGTTGATAACTGTAACCAATGGTTGGGTATCAACAAAGTTCTTAGAAGATAAGAACAAACAACTTCAAGCTTTAGTTAGTGATAACAAAGTATTGAAACAGAAGTTGGAGAAGTACGAAACAGAAGGAATGAACGTGACCGTAACTATGTATGAACCTGTTCGTTATCAAACTGATTCTACACCGAACATTCTCGCGGATGGAACGCGCATTAGGGTACACAAAGCTAGCGAGTACCGATTCATAGCGGTGAGTAGAAATCTTTTGAAACGACATGGTGGGTTCCTAGATTACGGAGACTTTGTTTTACTGAAGGGTACTAATCAAAAAAAGGATGGTGTATATCAAGTAAGAGACACTATGAATAAAAGGTTTGTAAACCGAATAGATATTCTAGAGTCGCCAGGTGTACCACCATATATGTTTCAAGAGGCTAAAATAGTCAAAACCGATTTGGTTGTAGATAGTACAATATATTAATGTTGGTTACAATTATATATAATACTAATTTCAAATCAAATGCAGACTCACTTAGAAATGATATAAAACAAGAGTGGGCTGATTGTAATGTAAACAAACTTGGTGTTACAGAAAGTTTGATGGGTGCAAAATATCAAGTTCAATTTGATGGTAGTATTATCTATACTGGTCAAACACCAGTTGATAATACAACGGTCATTAATTCAATTAAAGAGAGGTTATAATGAGAGATACTATAGTAAGTTGGGCTAAACATAAGTTCAATTCAGATATAGGATATTATCATGCAGATAAAAAAGAATCAAATATATTAAAAAGAAACATAGGAAAAATAGTCGATGTCAAGGTTCATGATATTGATTTTCCCAAAGCAGGGCCAACTACGTTTCCTATTAAGGTTTTAAGATATATAAAGTACGATGATAGACACGAAAGTATGATTTCAGATAGTGAGAAAAATTGGAGTAAGAAACAAAATAAGTTAGTTCCAAATAGATTTATTTTCGAAGTAGAAGCTCATTATGAACCATCACCTTGGGAGAAATATGTATAAAAGTTATAAACGTTTTATAGGTTATAGTACAGCTTTCAGACAATGGAGAGCTGATTCACATTGTAAATTAATTCATGGATATGCATTCTGTTTTAAAGTTTGGTTCGAAGGTGAACTAGATGACAATGGTTGGGTAATTGACTTTGGATGTTTTAAACGTAACGGAGTCAAAGAATGGTTAAAGAATATGTTTGACCATACCACTTGTGTTGCTGCTGACGATCCTGAACTTGAGATGTTCAAAGAAATGCATAATCGTGGAGTTATAGATTTACGAATATTAGAGAATGGTGTTGGATGTGAAAAGTTTGCTGAGTTAGTTGCAAAGTATTTACAAGACGTTGTACAAAGAGAAACAGATGGAAGAGCTTCTGTATCTAAAGTTCAATGTTGGGAACACGAAGATAATATGGCAGAATATCATATAGGAAAAAAATAATTGTATTTTCAGTAACTTGATTATACTTATATAAAAACAACACAGAAGTAGTTTGTTTTTTAACTTAAATCAAGATTAATCTATAGATTAATCAGAAAGAATAAAATGGATTATAAAAACAAGGTGAAGACCTTTACAATACTCACACCAAAAATACGATACGTACCTCTTAATAAAATACTAGAACCTGTTGGTTTGAACGGTGGTGACACCGATGCCACAAGATGGGATTTAGATGTCCCAGCTGTTCGAAAAGCATATGACACATTAATAGATTCAATTAGAAAAAATGGATTTTTAGTTGGTGTCATAGGTATACAATTACCAAATGATGTCATACTGTTTGAGAAATCATATAAGAAAGGTTATTGGTTAGCAGTTGATGTTAATGGTAGAATACGAGTTTGTAAAGACTTGGAAGAGGAAGGAGCTATATTTAATAAAGGTACAGACATTGAAGGTATGCTACCTGTCCTAGATGTAACACATATAGTTCTCAAAGATAGTACTAATGTAGATGAAGATATCATAGAAAGACTATGGACTACATTAGTGACATTAAATACTGGTCAAATGAAGTGGACAGATTACGATTTCATTTCAACTGGTTCACGTGCTATAACAGACAAAGTTCAAAAAGAAGTTTGGGAATATTTAACATCACAGATGAAAAAGTATCATGGTAACTTAAGTAATAAAGTTGTTCTAGGTGGAACAATTAATGCATTAACTGAAGAAATGAGAATAGAAGCAAACATACCTTTTGATATGAGATTCAAAAGATATTCGGATGAAATATTAAAAGTGTTATTTGATATTAGAGTTGAACATGGTAGTAAAGATGCAAAGGCTCCTTTCCTAACACTTCTTGCAAAGTACCTTAGAACATCAACCATAAACTCAAGATTCAAAGGTCAAGCGTACGATAAGAGTGGTGTTGTGAAAGCTGATACAGTGAAAAATTGTTTTCCTATCTCAGGTGACCTATATTCAGATTCACACTTCTTCGAATTTAAACAATATATAACATATATCGGAGATAGAATAGTAAATATGATACCAGACAAAGGTGGTTTTCCAGGTGGTAGTATTTTATTTAGTCATTTTATTCATGAAAAAATGTTAGTATTAGAAGAAAAATACTTTAAAAAAGTAAAAAAAACTGCTTGACAAATGTTGTTTTTTTTCGTAATTTAACATATGATAAATAAGGGTTTTAATATGAATATAAAGTTACCAGTAAACGATAGTAAATTCGTTAATATTAAGGTAAGTAAATATTGGAATGAAAATGAAAAAGAAATAAAAGCATTTTTTTATAACAAGTTAATGGGTGTCAAGGCTGAGTATGAAGCTGCCCTTGACAATCCATATGATTCAGATGTTTTTAAAAATCACTATAGTAATGGTGACCTTGAAAATATAAAAGGTAAATTTCGTTCATTCTTACGATTACCACTAGGATATAATGGTTTGGTTCTACCTCTTAATAAAACTAATGTTGGATTTGAGTTGTTTAGTGAAGAAGCTTACAAGTTAAAAGTTGCTCGTAAGATTGGGAAGAAATTAACTAAAGACCATATATTTGGAGTTACTGAAGTTGGAGTTCATATATTTATGGAGTTCATAAATAGTGGATGGGATTGGAAGTATATGTGTGATGAGTGGTTACCTAATAATCTTGAGTTGTTCTTTACTTGTAGAATATTAAAGAGTGAACATCAAAAAGAAGATGAAGATGATAGTAATGGTATAGCTCGTGGTAAACATTCACTAGAACAAAAGATGTTATTAGAACACTATAAAGAAGTTGGAATACCAGTTCCATTAATAGCGGACTAAAATATGGATTATACTAAAAAACAACCACTTGGTGAAACATATACTTGTCTTCAAGGTGAAGGCAAGTACATGGGTGTTCCACATATTCTTATCAGAGTTACCGGTTGTAGATTGAGATGTCAATTCTCAGATTCATTTTGTGATACACCTTATGCTTCTTGGAAACCTGAGAAAGGTATATTCACATTAAATGATGTTGTAAAGGTATACGAATCAAATCCACAAATTAAACATACAATGGTTACAGGTGGAGGTCCTACAATACATCCAGAGTTATTAAAAGAGTTATGTGTTATCGGTAAAAAGTATGACCATACAATAACAATAGAAACTGAAGGTAGTGAGTTCGTACAAACAGAAGCTGATTGTATTTCACTATCACCAAAGTTATCTAACTCTACACCAAGACCAGGTACTTGGATGACCTATGCTAATCGTGAGGTTACAGAAAAAGATAAACAACAACACGAGAAGTGGAGATGTAACTACGATGCTATGAGACAACTCATTGACAATCATGAAGACTATCAGTTAAAACCAGTTATATCAAATGAAAAAGATTTACAAGAAGTTAAAGAGTTGCAGAAGATATTAGACATTCCAAATAATATGGTTTGGTTAATGCCCGAAGGTTTGGTATCTGAACAACTAAATGAAAGAAGAGTTTGGTTAATGGAGATATGTGAACGAGAAGGTTACAATTATACAGACCGATTACATATTATAGCTTTTGGAGATGTTCGTGGTGTTTGATATTATAGGTTGGTTAGGTACAATATGTATCTTATTTGGTTACTATCTAAATGCAAGAAAGTTAGAAGTATCTTGGATAGTTTGGTTTTTAGGAAATTTATTTATGTTAGTATATTCTGTTTACATAAAAGCAAATCCACAAGTTTTACTTGCAGTAGTTCTTATGGGTTTAAATGTTTATGGTTATCTTAATTGGAGAAAAAGTAAGTGAGAGCAATATTAAGTTTAAGTGGTGGACTAGATTCCACTGCATTGTTATTACATCTTATACATAAGGGTTACGACATACACACCATAAGTTATTATTATGGTCAGAAAAATAAAGTTGAGTTAGATGGTCTAGCTCGTATTTTACATTATCTTGAGTATCAACAATATACAATAGAAAATAAAAGAGTAGATTTATCTTCAGTATTTGGAACGTTTAATTCTTCCTTAACAAGTTCTGATGTTGATGTACCTACAGGTACCACAGATGAAAATAAAATGAAGATGAATTTTGTTCCAAACAGAAATGCAATATTCTCTTCAGTTCTTTATGGGTTTGCAGTTTCTATTGCAAAGGATTCTGATGAAGCAGTTGATGTTTGTTTGGGAGTACATGCTGGAGATGGTAATATTATCCCACCTGATTGTACACCAGAATTTTATGAAAAGTTAGAAGATGCATTTAAGATAGGAAATGTAAATACAGAAAATATAAATTATTATTTACCTTATGTAAATAAAAAGAAATATGAAATAATTAAAGATGCAAAAAATATATGTGATGAGTTAAGTTTAGATTTTAAATATATTTTTGAAAATTCTATATCATGTTACACAGGTGATGGTTGTGGTAAATGTGGAGCATGTACAGATAGAATATTGGCTTTTGAGAAAGCTGGAATAGAAGACGTTACAAAATATAAGGAAGATATCAATGAATAAATTAAAACATGCAAATGGTAATCATCCATTAACCGAAAAAGAAAAACAAGAAATGATTGAAGAAGCTGCTGAACATTATGGTAATTATATGTCAGCTCTTGGATTTGATTGGAAAGAAGATCCTAATTCTTCAGACACACCGATTAGAGTTGCAAAAGCTTTTGTTAATGATTTGGCTAGTGGTGTTTATAATGAACCACCAAAGATAACAGCTTTTGAAAATGTAAACAATTATGATGGGATAGTATTTCAAGGTAATATAAAATTACATTCTTTTTGTTCACATCATCATTTACCTTTTATTGGTAATGCTCATGTAGCTTACATACCTACAGCAAATGGTATGGTTATAGGTTTAAGTAAATTAAATCGTATTGTTGAGTTTTATGCTCGTAGACCTCAAGTACAAGAAAATTTAACAATTCAAATACATGACCACATTCATAAAGAATGTATAGATAATATTGGTGTTGCTGTTATGATAGAAGCAAGTCACATGTGTGCTTGTGTTCGTGGTGTTAAACATGATGCAATTATGAAGACTGCAAAGTTAAGTAATGTGTTTAAAAATAAAACTAGAGTACGTGAAGAGTTTTATAATTTTATAAGGGATTTAAAATAATGAAAGTATTTTATAATTGGGAAGACATTGATGGTAGAGTAAATGATTTATGTCAAAGACTTGAACATGAATCTTTTGAAGCTGTGTATGGTATACCTAGAGGTGGACTAATAGTTGCAGTGTTGGTAAGTCATAAGTTGGGTATTCCATTAATCACAAGTCTTAGAGATATGTATGGTAAAAAGTTTTTAGTTGTAGATGATATAGCAGATACTGGTCTTACTTTAGAAAAAATGAAAAGACTAGAGGTTTGTAATGGAGCTACATTTGCAACATTGGATTATCATAAACAATCTTCAGTAGTACCTGATTATTGGATAAGTGAAAAGGGTGACAAGTGGATTGTTTATCCTTGGGAGCGTGAAGATAGTAAAGAAGTACAGGATTATTTAGTATGAGTAAGTTTAAATATTTTCCATCTTTTTCAGTAGCTGGATTTGGTCAAGCTCTTAGAAAAAATGTTATTTTAAGAAATGGATTGACATCTAGATTTTATTCAAAAGACTTTCCTGAAAGATATAGACATACCGAGTTCTTAATATCTGCAGGTCACTTTTTTAAGAATCATCCTAACTTCTATGATGAATTTGGATTTACAAAAGATAATTTGATTATGGGAGATTCTGGTGGATTTCAGATTGCATCAGGTGCTTTGAAATGGGATAAGTCTCTTTTAGAAAAAGTTTTTGTTTGGTTAGAAAATAATTCAGACATTGCAATGAATTTAGATATACCACCAAAGATGAAATATGAAGGTAAGTACGAAGAGTGTTTGAGAATCAGTAAAGACAATTTTAAATACTTTGCAGATAATCAAAGTGGTAACACAGATTTCTTAAATGTTGTTCAAGGTACAAATGAATTAGAATATATAAGTTGGTACAATGAAGTAAAACAATTTCCATTTCAAGGATGGGCTGTCGGTGGTGGTGGAAGAAATGTATATGCTTTTATGTCAGGTGTTTTATCTTTATTAAATGGTAAAGAACATCTAAATGAAAATAATAAATGGTTTCATATTTTAGGTATCTCCAAAGTATCTGATTTCTTAATGTTAAATCAATTACAGAAATCTTTAAACGAAGTAGGTTCTAAAGTAGTTGTAACCACAGATAGTTCATCACCAGATAGAGCAGTTGTTTTTGGTGGTTACTATTTAGATTATAATTTTAAGAAAGCTTCATTCCAATCTATAAACGTTCCTAAACATGATGATTCTTTTAAAGACCAACCATTTCCTTATCTACCAGTTTCTACAGAGTTTGATAAAGAATATCTAAGAGAATCACTTATTTGGGAAGATACTATAGAATGGAAAAGTACTTGTACTACTGCAATCAGATTACATAACTTAATGATATTCAAAGAAGCTATTGACAAAGCAGAATACTATGTACATAGTCATGACCATGTTTTAGAACAAGTGGTTTCTAGAGATATGTTTAAACTTCTAAAGGCTTTAGACGAAATGGTAAAAAGTGACAAACCAAAAAATGTTTTTGAAAAGTATAAACAACTTTTTCAGAAAATGAGTAATTTAAAAAACGAAATCAAAGTGAAAGAACATTCTTTCTTTTAAGGAGTATATATGATAGAATTTACACCAGAACAAATCCAAGAAAATTGGAATAAACTAATTCAACTTATAGAAGATACGTTTGAAGGTGAACGTAAAGAAAAGTTGTTAGAGATGTATAGTCACTTTGAAGATAGGATGTGTGTAGCTCCTGCTTCTGGTCAATTACATTTTCATTTATGTACACCAGGTGGTTATGTACAACATATCTTAAACATTGTACATTATAGTAAAGAGTTTTATAAGATATGGAAAGACAACGGAGCTTACGTAGATGATTACACTATGGAAGAACTTGTCTTTGCTGCTATGCATCATGACTTGGGTAAGGTTGGTGACATGGATAGTGACCACTACATTCCAAACGAATCTGATTGGCATGTAAAGAATCAAGGTAAGTTATATGTAAACAATCCTGATATTCCATTTTTAACACCACCTGATAGAGGTCTTTGGATACTAAATCAGTTCGGAATCAAGATGACAATAAATGAAGTGTTAGGAATAAAACTAGCTGATGGTATGTATGATGATGGTAACATTCAGTATTTAAAATCGTATGCACCTGAAAAGAAATTGAAATCAAATATGCCATTAATTATTCACCAAGCTGATATGGCAACGACTAGAATTGAATATGAATTAAATATGAAACTTGAACGTGAAGAGGAACAGAAGACTAAACAAAGTGTTGAAAAAATAAAGTCAGCTGTTTCTACAGAAGAAGTAACAGAACAACTTTCACAAAAATCTAAAGACTTGTTTAACGAACTATTCGGAGAAGAGTCATGATTGTTGAAATAATATTAGGTGTCTTATTAATAGTAGAATCATATATAGTATGGAATCTTATGAGAAAAACAGAAATGTTAGAAACTTGGATAGAAGATTTTAATGATGTGATTATATCTGTTAATGACGAACTAAAAGTTATTGATTCGATGGGAAGTTTTGAATCTGATGATGAGACTGGTACAATATTTAAACAAATACAAGAAACCGTAAACCAACTAAATGATATGAGGGGGGAAGATGTTGATGACAAATAAATCGACTAAACCTAAAGTAAAAAGAAAACGTAAAAAGAAAAGTAGAATCTATTTTGGTACACCTGTACAGAATGCAATTATACGATACAATGAAAGTGATAATCCTGTAATTAAAAATAGAATTTACAAGGAACATATAGCATTTGCTTTTAATAAGTTAGCTGAAAATCTAATTCATACTTTTAAATTTTACTATTTTGATTATCCAATCGAAGAGGTAAAACATGAGGTTGTAGCGTTCTTAGTTATGCAAATGCCAAAATACAAACCAGAGAAAGGTAGAGCGTTCTCATACTTTTCTATTGTTGGTAAGAATTGGTTGATACTTCATAATAATAACAATTATAAAAAGATGAAGATTCATGACCAAATAACCGTTTTGGATTATAACAGAAATGTAACATCAGAACAATCTGTTAGTGAAAATGATAGTTTTCAAATGGAGTTTGTTGACCAAATGCTAGAATATTGGGATAATAATATTACAAATATTTTTCGTAGACAAAAAGATATTCTAGTTGCTGATTCTGTTTTGGAATTATTTCGTAGACGAAGAAACATAGAAAACTTTAATAAGAAAGCTCTCTATATCATGATTCGTGAAATGACAGGTTCTAATACTCAACATATTACGAGAGTAATAAATCAAATGAAAAATTATTATTTTAATATGATGGAAGAATTTCAACAAGGTGGAAAAATAGATACTGCAAATACTGGTTCAATATTCTAAACAAAAAAAGGGGAACTAAGTTCCCCTTTTTTCTTGCCCGATAGCGTAGGACTATCAAACTATTTCGTACCTACTTACGAAATAAACCCACCAACACCAATAAGGCGACAAGTCCAGCGAAACCCGACTCGCCGAACTTATTAATGATGGATGTGAGGTTACCAATAACATTGACACCAAAGATACCAGTTCCGAATATTACTTCAGAAACTGCACCTACGGCTACAAAGGAAACCAATAAATGAACAATGTCATCTATGTATCCCTTTACCATTGTTATTATTTCCTGCATGGTTATCTCCCGTTAGTTAGAAAAAAAGGGTTAATAAAAACCCTCGTATATAACTATAATCTCATCAAATAATAATTTTCAGTATATATTTATATATTGTCTTTTTTTCACATCCCTATATTTATTAGTATATAAAAACATATAGGTTTAATCATGAGTATAGATTACGAAATATTTGAAGGTAAATCTTTATCATCACTTTTCGAAGATATTTACAAAAATACAGAATATAATAGAAAACAATTGGACATTCTTACAAAAGAATTAGTTCAGTTTATTAAGGATGGAGATACTGCAGTTCAGATAGTTCCTATGATAAAAGAGTATCTTGAAATAAATGTCAGAAATGACGACCAACTAGTAAAGATGGCTGGTATCGTTCAGAGACTTATTTCCGCTGAAGGTAAAGCTGGTGCAGAAGATGAATTTGGATTATCAGAAGAAGAGAAAACTCAATTACTATCTGGTATTGAAGATACTATAAAAGATATACAAACAGAGTCAGATAAGATACATAATAAAATAGAAAATGCTGATAGGATAAATTAATGGCATATAGAGAAAAAAGGAATATTGACCAAACAACCTCTATACCTTTAAGTCGTTTAGCAACACCATCAGAAATTAGTTCTTACATAAAAAGATTAATTACTGCTTCTCAATATGATTTTCATGAAACAGAAGCTATGGAAGTACAGAGTGTTACGTTAAACGAGGTAAATAATCGTGGTTCAATATCAGGTACTTTTTTAAATAGTGGTAATTTTTTAGAAAACGTAAAACCTTTATTTGGAAACATGACCACAATACCTGTTATTGGTGAACATGTTGTGGTAACAGAGTTTAATGGTCAACATTATTATTCTGCTATTATAAATAGAAAAGGTTCTACTAACGAAAATTCAATACCTGGTGCATCAGGTATTTATGTAGAAAACACAAAGTATGGAAAAACTTTTGAAAGAAAAAAAGTAAAACCTATTGAGATAGGAGAAGGGTGTATCACATTTGATGGTAGATTTGGTCAGACATTACATTTTGACGGACACGATAATACACCAAAAATAAAAATATCTACACACGTTGATGAATCGGATGGAAACTTTAGAAAAGAAAGTATTGATAATGATGACGCATCAATATATTTAATATCTCGTGGTATGAGGGATAAGTTTGATGGTGAACAGGTTGAAGGAAAAAAAGTGTTAATTCAGTCCGATGGTATATTTATTAAAGGAAGACAAGAGGTAAAAATTAACGCACCTAATTTAAGTGTAATTAAAGACGAAGTAAAATTAGGCAGTAAAGATGCTACACAAGCAGTAGTATTGGGAGATGAACTGAAAAAAATATTAGAAGATATTGCTAGTGTGTTAAAATTATTACCAGTAGCAATTGACAACACACAATCACCGTTATCTGCTAAAGATCCTCAAATGGTAAGTAAGATAGCTGGATTGACATTAAAGATAAATAATATGTTAAGTAAAAAAGTAAAAACGATATAGGAGTTATCATGACTAAAAAACAGTTGGTAAAAATAATCCAAGAAGTTGTTCGTAGAGAAATAAAAAAAGAGATAAATGAGATATTTATTAACGAACAAAAAACTTCATCTAAAAAATTAGCTGATGTTATACCACAAGTATCAGAACCAAAAGAACAAGTAAAGTATACAAATAATAAATCTTTAAATGAAGTTCTGAATGAAACTGTTGGTCTTAGTAAAAACCAAACTAGTGAATATCCAACAATGGGTGGTGAAACATTTGACACTTCAAGAATGACTGAACTATTAGGATACGGTCAAACAGATGAAGTTAAACGTGACATGGTTGCTGTAGATACTATAAAGAAAGCTGGAATGTCTGTTGACCAAGTACCAGACCATGTAACAAATGCATTAACAAAGGATTATAGTAAATTAATGAAAGCATTAGATAAGAAGAAACAAGGAGGATTGGGATAATGCCAAGAAGTGCTAGAGAAGTAGATTTAGATCCTAGAACATATGTTGGGTTATCTTTTCCTTTAAGGGCAGATAACAATAACAACTTTACTATGACTAAAAATTCTTTACAGCAGTCTAGGCACAATCTTAGGAATTTGCTATTAACTTATCCTGGTGAAAGAGTAGGTAATCCTGAATTTGGTTGTAGGTTAAGGGAAGTATGTTTTGAACAACATGATGAAAACTTACCATCAAAAATTGAAGATGTAATTATAGAAGCAACAAACGTATTTTTACCATATATCAATATAATTGATATTGAAACTTTAACTGAGGAAAACCAACCAGAAAAAATATTTGTTAGTATAAAATTTTCAACCACTTTAGATCCGTTGGTAAATCAATCGTTAACATTAAACGCATCTGATGGAACTGAAGTTGGTGGAGATAGTTCTGAGGGTAGACCTGGAGGATATTAATGGCACGTACAAGTATAAAAAAAGATTCGGTAAAATCTATAAATTATTTAAATAAAGACTTTAGTGACTTTAAAACAAATCTTATAGAGTTTGCTAAACAATACTTTCCGAATACATATAATGACTTTAACGAAGCATCACCTGGTATGATGTTTATCGAAATGGCTTCTTATGTAGGAGATGTTCTATCTTATTATATTGATTCACAATTTAGAGAAACTCTTTTAGCTTATGCTGAAGAAAAAAGAAATGTATATAACATAGCACAATCATTTGGTTATAAACCAAAAACAACTTCACCTGCTGATGTTGTTCTAGATGTATTTCAGACTGTTCCAGCTCTTAATGGTAGACCAGATTATAGATATGCTCTAACAGTTAATGAGGGAACTCAAGTTAATGCTGGTTCTAACGGAACAACGTTTAGAACTTTAGAAGATGTCAATTTTAAATTTTCTAGTTCTTATGATACCAGAGACGTTACGATATTTGAAACAGATAGTGGTGAACCTACAAAATTTTTATTAAAGAAAAAAATAAAAGCAAGAAGTGGTGAGATATCTACAGAGTTTTTTGATTTTGGTTCTGCAGAAAAATATCCACAAATTAGATTAGCTAATTCAGATGTAATAGAAATTATATCATGTACTGATAGTGATGGTAACAAATGGTATGAAGTTGATTCTTTAGCCAGAGATACTGTATTTGAAGATATGGAAAATAACTCAGCAAACGATCCTTCTTCGGTTGGGGATAGAGAAAAAGCAGGTTACATACTTAAACTAAAAAAAGTATCAAGAAGATTTACAACTTATATAAATGAAAATGATGAAACTGTTTTAAGATTTGGAGCTGGTATATCAGACAATCCTGATGAAGAGATTGTACCTAATCCAACAAATGTTGGTTCTAATTTACCAGGTAGTCCATCATATTTAACAACTGCTTTCGATCCTTCTAACTTTTTAAAGACAAGTACATTTGGTATGGCACCAGCAAACACAACTCTTACAATAGAATATTCATATGGTGGTGGTATAGATGACAATGTAAATGTAGGTGATGTTAATCAGTTAGGGCCTATATCTTTTACCATAAATGAAAATGGTCTTTCTTCAACATTAGTACAAGAATCAAAAGACTCAGTTTCATTTACAAATCCAAGACCAGCAACTGGTGGTTCTTCAGGAGAAACAGTTAGAGAAACTAGAGAAAATGCATTAGCATTCTTTCAAGCACAATCAAGAGCAGTTACTAAAGATGACTATATTGTTAGAGCATATTCTTTACCAGCAAAATATGGAACTGTTGCAAAAATTCATCTGTCACAAGATGAACAATTAAGTAAAGTTGGTATGGCTGAAACATTAGAACGTGAAATTACTAATTCAGATGTAGGTAAGAGTTTAAAAGATTTACAAGTTAATAATATTCCAAATCCATTAGCAATGAACATGTATACTCTTGGATTTGACTCTAATAAAAAATTATCTAGATTAACACAAACAACAAAACAAAATTTAAAAACATACTTATCACAATATAGATTGGTAACAGATGCTATAAATATAAAAGATGCTTACATAATAAATATAGGAATTAGTTTTGCAATATTAACAAAAGTGGGTTTTAATAAACAAGAGGTTTTATTGAGATGTGTTTCTGCTGTTCAAGATTTCTTTGATATTGATAGGTGGCAAATAGGACAACCAATTGTTCTTGCAGATTTGGTTTATGAGTTGTCTTTAGTTGATGGTGTTGCAACTGTTGTAAATCCAACAGAAAACAATCCAAATAATTTACCAATTGTAATTGAAAACAAGTATCAAATTGCTCAAGGTTACTCTGGTAATTTCTTTGATATAAACACATCGTTACGTGGTGGTATTTTGTACCCAGCATTAGATCCTAGTATATTTGAAGTTAAGTTCCCTAACTCAGATATTAAAGGAAAAGTGTTGGGTGATAATTTAGGAGTTAGGGAGTAGTAATGCATTATTTTACATTTGCAGAAAAAGATACAACTATTTACCAAAAAAGTGGTAGTTTAAATGCTGGGTTAGACGAAGTATTAGAAATACAAAAAACAGTTAGTGATTCTGGTGATGCAGTAAACGTCTCTAGAATACTTATTAAATTTGATTTAGCAGAAATATCATCTTCTATAGTAGATGGTACAATAACCAATCCATCATATTATTTAAATTTATTTGATGCAAAATCCAGTAATTTAGATATATCACAAAGTATTTATGCTTATCCTGTAAGTCAATCATGGACAATGGGACAAGGACATTCGTATGACAATCCAATTACAGAGGAGGGTTGTAGTTGGAATTTTAGAGATGGTTTAACAGCTGGTACTATATGGGATAGTTCAATTAGTGCTAGTGGTGGAACATGGTATAGTGGAAGTGGTTATGAAGCGTCTCATTCTATCAACCATAAGACTATTGATATAAGAATGAACGTAACAGATATTGTCAATCAATGGTTGTCAGGTTCTATTTCTAATGATGGGTTTATGATAAAACGAAGTGGTAGTATTGGAAATTTAGATTCTAATGTAGATGAAGGTAATACAAAACTTTTTGGTAATTTGTCATTTTTCTCATCAGATACTCATACTAAATATCCACCAACTTTAGAAACAGTTTGGGATGACTCTAGTTGGGATAGTGGTTCTCTTTCACCATTAACGATGGCAAACTTAGAAGATATGACGATTTATATGAAAGGACTACGACCAGAGTACAAGGAAAATTCTAGAGTAAAATTTAGATTAGTTGGTAGAGAAAGATTTCCTGAAGCTTCGTATTCTACAACACCAGCTAACTTATCTGTAAAATATTTACCAAGTGGTTCATCTTTTTATTCTATATTAGATGCAGAGACTGAAGAAGTAATTGTTCCTTATGGTAGTGGTTCAAAACTAAGTTGTGACTCTACTGGTAATTATTTTATGTTGGATTTAAATGGTTATCAACCTGAAAGATACTATCGTTTAGAATTTAGAGTCCGAAGTGGTAGTGGTGTTGATGAACTTGACCAATATTTTAACGAGGGATTCACATTCAAGGTTTCTCAGTAATGCCTTACAAAAAAGAAGAGTTAAGTAACGTTGGGTTCTATAATAATTTTATAGACAAACTCAGAAGTAAATATTTATCTGAGTTAGTTTCTCGTGCTAAAAATTTATTTAGAAACGAAGAGGGTGTGTTATATTCTTTTGAAGATATTACTACACGTTTGGGAATAGAAGATGCTGTACTAAATAGTAATCCTGAATATTCTACGTTAGAAACTGAATTGAGTAGGACAAATATACAAGAACTTGGATATGATGATTTTAAAGATTTGATTGAAAAAGAATCTTGTTCTGTTCAAACAAGGGGATTAACTCAAACAAGAAAAGACCAAAACTCAGACAAATTAGTGGACAGATTTTTTTCAGAGTTAATACAAGTAGATATTGCAGATCCGTTACCAGATGGATTAGAAAATGGTGACACTATAACTTCAGATAATGTAGACGATGTTAGAAAGTGGTTGATAGATGGAAATCAAAAAAGACCATTTCCTGATTTACAAAGTTTTTACGCAATCGGTTCTGAGTGGAGAAAGGTGAAGACTAGGACTCAAGAGATTATAGATAGTATACCAGAGGGGGAGCCAGTAGATTAATGTCAAGTAGATTAAACGAAAAAGATAGAGAGATATTAATTGGTAATGAACCATTTAATTACAACTCGATTGAAAATACATACTTTGGTGGTTACTTTGGTAATGATTCGGAAGACTATGTTGAGGTTATGATATATGACACCAATGATAATCTATTAGAAACATCAGTTGCTGATTCAGAAGATTACTATTATGATTCTGAAAAGGGTGGTGTTAAGTTAAAAACTGGTACTATTCTTAGAAAGTTGGGATATGATAGAGGTAGATTTAAAGTTACATATAATTTTTTAAGAAAACTTGCTGGTTCATATCAAACTGTAGTTACAGACCAAGGTGGTAATATATTTAATGGTGACGTTGATGTTAATGAAATAGATAAAACCTTATTTATAAAAGAGGACAAATACATAACACATCAAATATCACCATCAAGAAATGAGATTAGATTAGTAACACAAAACATACGAGATGAAAAATATGTCAGAGATTTTTACAGACTAGCTGCTAGAAACAAAAAGGTTACAGCAGACGATTCATCTTTTAGTAATATAGAATTTGTAGGTACTGCAGAAGAAAAATCAAACTCAACACAAATTAGATTTGTACCACCAGTTGGTCTTGAAGATTCAGGTCAATTCGAACAATCGATGGTAGGTGGAACTATATCAATACCAAACTTTTTTTTAGTAGATAGAATTTTCCCACCAGTAATTCCTAATGCGGATGATGTAGGTTTAGGTACAACAGAGGTAGTTGGTAGTGATATATTTCAAGCTAGTTTCTTTTTAGATGAAGAACCAGGAGTTAAGGTATTTAAAAAGAATAATTCAAATAAATTTGGTGATACCAATTTTGCACCAGCTTTTGCTAGGTTCAAAGACCTTACACTCGGACAAGAATCACAGACTTTTCAACAATGGGATGATGGTGTTGATTTTGAAGGAAGTGGTAGAACTTTAGATGATGTCAGAAACTTATCAGATAGTAAATTTAATTGTGTCTATTTAAAAAGAAACGATCCTAGTCCTGTAATAGATATTGTCAGTAATTCTTTTTTAAGAGCAGATACTACAACATTATATACATGGGAAGTGACAGGTTTTGATAAAGACGGCAATAGTTATAATAGGATACAACCACGACCAGATGGAGCAGATGAAGGTGGAGACTTCAGAATCGTTACACCAAACGAAACTTACGCTACTCGTAGTTCACAAAGTCCATTTATAGCAACTCAAACTATAGATGGTGAAACTGGTAACGGTAGTACAAGGAATGGTGCAAGACTTAGATTAGAACTTTTTAGTAAAGATTGTCACATCGGTATAAAATTAACAATAAAAGATAACACTGCAAATGATGAATCTACGATTCATCTACCAGCAATAATAGAGACTCACTAATGGCCAGAAAACCTTACGTAGAACTACCAGATATACTCAAACTCTTACCATCGTTAGAGGCCGTTGAGACTGAGCCCGATGTGGGAGGACCTAGTGGTCAGTTAACCCAAATAGAAAATCAAAATATCAACAGTTACATCTTACGTGATGGTTGGTATGATGATTCAAGTTTTTCACCATCTAGAATTGTGTTATATAATGAACCATTCACAATAGAATTATCTGATAGTGTTGGTGAAGATGATGAAATAGAGTGGGAAATACTACAAGATGGTCAAAGAGTAGTAAAAGAACTTGGTGATT